TCTATCCGAGAAGTTTATCAGAAAGCTATGTTCGCTTGATGAAAATATAAACTATGTTTGGGTTCAATATGGAACAGGAGAAATGTTCGTTGAAAATAACCTGAACAGTGAAGACGTTACGCTCCCCGCATCTGCTTGGAACGTGATTCAGAAACAGGCTGAAAGTCTTTCAGCGCGTGACAAACAAATAGAGGATTTAATCGGTCTCCTGAAAGAACAAATTCAGGAGAGTAAAAAAACAGTTGCCCGTCAGGACGACAATGCCATTTGTGCCGATGTAGGGTAACTCTCTGTCAAGGCTCTATATGTAAAACCCCATTATATTAGAAATATGAAAAAAATAATTTTATTAGTTCTTCTGTCTTTTGTTTTATTCTCTTGCGGAGGAAGCAAAGACAGCACTTTTAAACACGGAGATACTGTTATAATCTCTCAGGAATGTTTGGTTTCAGTTGGAGAGGATGATAACTATGAACAGTTGACAAAATATTGCGTAAGGAAGGATGAAGTAGGAGTTAAAAATATGGTGTTGAATGGCACAGCAAAAGTATTGAAACAGGGCGAAACGGCTGTTGTTGTTGATATGTCATTTGGAAAGACCAAAATACGACTTTCAGACGGCACAGAAGTATGGTGCGCGTCTGAGTTCCTGAAATAACAGTTAATTTTATCGAATTTCAGCCATGTGCGCTTTACTTTTCTTTTGCGTGTGTTTATACTATAATCAGAAGAAAAAGCCGCATTCGCGCCCAAAATAAATATCC